AAAATACTCCTGAGCCAATTATACTATCAGCAGGCGAACTCGTTCCAATACCTACGTTGCCAGTAGAAGTAATTCGCATACGTTCAGTAGTGCCATCTTGAAATATTGTATTAAATCCACTATTTGCACTTATAGTAAAATTACCTCCTTCATTACTTAATGTTGAAATTTGAGAATTAATAGTTCTTTCTATACTAAAAACTCCTTTTACCCTTGCAGTACCTGTGACATCTAATTTAAATGTAGGACTACTTGTCCCAATCCCTACATTAGTTCCATCATCATAAATTACTCCATTCCCGATTGTAGAACTTGAAGTAAATTTGGCGTGATAATTAGTCGTTCCACTTAATGTAGCAGCCTTCGCATTTAATTGCGTTTGGATAGCACTTGTAACACCCTTTACATAAGAGAGTTCTGTAAGTGAAGGATAGGTGGCAACAGGTAAACTTGCTATTGTGCCACTTGCTGTAAAATAAGCTAACTCATTTACTGTCCCTGCACCACTTATGCCATTAACACTTGCTTTATAATTTATGCTTTGTACTTGATCATTAATAGTAGAAGCAATAGTTAAAATAAATGTCGTTCCGTTTGTAGCAGTAAATTCTGAAGATGTTAATTTAGATCCATTAACATAAACATCTAAAAGACCTACAACATATCCTCCTGTAACAGTAAATGTTGTTTGCCCTGCAGTTGCAGTAAAGTCTTGAAGATTTCTTGAATTAGGATCAGTAGTTAAAGTCCAAGACCTATCAGCAGATAAATCGTAGGCAGTACCGTTAATTGTTAAACTTCTTGATGTAGGAACACCACCTAAACCTGTTAAAGTGTAAGTAGGAATATTTAAAACATTAGAAACTAATGTAGATACTCCAGAACTTCCAGTTGTAGTTAAACTTGTAATCCTATTTGTATAAGCAGTAGTCCAGTTACTTTGAATTGCATCTGTTGGTATTGAATAACCTGCTGCATAAGTTAATGCTAATGTTCCCGATGTTGTAATAGGTGATCCTGTAATTGATAAACCTGTAGGAACACTTAATGCAACCGATGTAACCGTTCCAACATTAGTTGTATAGCCATCTGGATTGCTTGCTAAATAATAAGTTGAATTATCGTATGAAATTGTTGTACCACTTATCTTAACAAATCCTGTGCCTGATAAAGCATTTTGTTTGCTATTAAATGTAGTCCAATCAGTAGAACTTAAAGCACCTCTATTTGTTCCAGATGCAGTAGGTATGTTTAAGGTTATTACTGGTGTTGTAGTTCCTGTCGCAACTGAACTTGACACATCTGATCCTGTTGTACCTAATGTCAATGCAGCAATACTTGTAACCGTTCCAACACTCCAAGATCTGTCAGCAGTTAAATCATAAGCAGTGCCATTAATGGTAAGGCTTCTTGCAGCATTTGCAGGTGTATAACCTAAAACTGTTGCAATTGATTTTTTCTCCCAAAGACTTGTGGTTGTATTATAAAATAACCCATCATTATTTGTAGGTGATTGCGCAGATACATTATGCAGTTCATCCATCTCATAGCCGTTCTGTATGCGAACTTCTATTTGACCTAATGAAACATGGGATCTTGTAACAACTCCCACATACACTAAATGTGCAGGTGCATATTGCTTAGTTGTAGTATATGTGCCAGCAGTAGTAGATGAAAGATATAGTTGTTGCCCTTCTGTTAATGCAGATGTATTTAAACCAACTAAATCGCCCATTATAACCACATAACCTTCAGCATTATTAGAAATGTTTGCTTGACATAATCCAAAGGTTTGAGCAGATGTAGAATCTCCTGTTGCAATTGCTTTTGCTACTGTTGGATTGTTCCCTGTTGCTCCATCAATGTAAACAACTGTTCCTTTTGTTAAGGTAGCACCTGTTTGATTTCTTACAAGTCTAACTATTGTGCCTGCTTGTCCAGAAATAGGAAAAGCAATTAAACTTCCATCACCAGCAACATATTGAGTTGTCGTTCCTGTTGGATATGGATAGTAAGTTGCAGTATCATAAGAAATTGTACCTGCAGTTGATTTAACAAATCCTGTGCCTGTTAAATTATTTTGCTTTGCATTTAAAGCATTTTGTAAATCTGTTTGATTAGATAATGTGCCTGTAATGCCACCCCAAATTGTTCCTACTGTAGCAGAAACCTCAATGTATGTAGCACCAGACCAACGATAAATCTTATTGGTATCTAATGCAACATAAATTTTACCTGTTTCCCCACTTGCAGGAAACCCTGTTAAATTAGCATATTCTAAAACGTCATCTACATAGGATGGTAGTTGTGATGCAGGAACTAAACCGCCAGAATCAAGACTTGCATATCCATTTGCAATACCTTTATTTGCTGCATTCTCTGGTGTGTATCCAAGAGCAGATGTAACATTGCCACTTGTAAGAGATAGTGTACCACCTAATGTGAGATTACCACTTGTTGTAACAGATCCACTTAAACTTAAACCACTAACCGTTCCTGTACCACCTACACTTGTGACTGTTCCAACATTGCTTGTGTAACCATTTGGATTTGTAGCATTGTATGGTGTATATCCTAAAGCAGTAGTAACATCTAAACTGCTTAATGTAATAGCACCTGTTCTTGTGTTAAAACTTGTAACTCCACCTTGATAAGCAGGTATGTTTAAAATACCAGTAGTATTATCATAAGTAGCACTACCACTTGTCCCTGTTGTTGTTAGGCTTATGGCATTTCTTGACCTTGTATTTGTATAATATAAATTAGTACTTTCGGTAACTAATGCAGTTGTATAATCTCCAGCAGTAGGAGTTATTGCACCTGTTCTTGTATTAAATGATGTAACACCACTTGCTATTGTCCAACTTCTATTTGCAGTTAAATCATAAGTTGTTCCATTAATAGTGATTGTCCTTGCATCTGTAACAGGGGTAAACCCTAATGCAGTGGTAACATCACCACTTGTTAATGTAATTGCTCCAGTCCTTGTATTAAATGATGTTACACCACCCAAATAAGCAGGTACATTTAAAATACCTGTTATATTGTCGTATGTTGCAGCACCCGATGTTCCAGTAGTAGTTAAACTAATTGAACTTCTTGATCTTGCATTAGTAAAATATAAATTTGTGCCTTCAGCAACTGCAGTTGTAATTAATGATTGAAAGGTTTTATCCCCTCTATAATATTGGTTTGATGTGCCAGCAGTTAATGTTGGTTCTTTACCATTTAAAGCAGTTTGGGTAGCAGTACTAATTGGTTTATTTAAATCACTTGTATTATCTACATTGCTTAAACCCACCATTGATTTAGTAACTCCACTAACAGTACCTGTAAATGTAGGTGATGCTAAAGGTGCTTTAGTATCTAAGGCAGTTTGAGTTGCTGAACTAATTGGTTTATTAGTATCACTTGTGTTGTCAACATTAGACAAACCAACCATTGATTTGGTTATTCCACTAACAGTACCAGTAAATGTAGGTGATGCTAATGGTGCTTTTAAATTTAAAGCAGTTTGTAAATCAGTTTGATTGGATAAAGTACCTGTAATTGTTCCCCAAGATGTAACTGAATTAACTTGGATATAAGCAGAACCATTCCAACGATACATTAAACTTGTATCATTAGTAATATAAAGAGTAGTTGAATCACCAACTACAGGTAATGCAGCATAACTACTTACTAAATAATAATTAGAACCGACAATATTACCCGATGTATTTGATACATTAATTGTAACTAAATTAGGTGTTGCATTAATTTGAACATTATCCGAATTATCGGTTACTGTTATATCAATTATATCGTTAGCCATTATCTTGTAATTTCTTGGGTTATTGAAAATATTCCTGAAACGTATGTTTTAACCGTATTGTCGGCAAACCTAATTTCTATATCATATTCATAATCATAAACAGGTATATCAATTATTTGTGTATTGATTTTAAATAGACCAGTAGTAGGTGATGTGATTGTTATGCCTGCACCTCCAACAGATGTCAATGATAAAGCAGGTGTTGTGTCATCTGCAGTCTTTCTTAATTGCATCCGTATAATTGCACCTGTAAGATTCTTTGCTACACTATTAATCTTCAACTCAAAGTTGACTTGATCGAATGTATCTGCTTTTATATGGCTAAAATTAAGACTCATTTTCTATTTTTTTTAAATACACCTTTAATTTCTTTACGTTTTCTTTCTTGGGTTTATAACACCCAGCCGATAAAATCTGCTTCTTTGCTTGGGAATACATCTGAATTGCTATTAGTGTTATATTCTGGATACAAATTATTATTAAAACTCATGTAATCGGTAAATCTTCTTGTATAAGATTGAGCAATTGACCTTTCTTTTTCTACTAAAAAATCTATTTCAGATTTATCAACATTGGAACTATTTTCAGATCCATGCTTATATACTCCTTTATTTGCAATTGTATATGCTGCAAATGGCAAGTATTCAACCATTGACCAATGAATCAACATAGGTTTAATATAAACATTTACTAACATTAAATAATTACCTGATAATGTATTGGCAACTATGTCAGCATTAATTTTATTAAATAATTTTGTCCCTAAATAATTCTGTATGTGAATATCTTGTGCCAACTTAACCCATTGAATAAAATTATCTGTGTCGATATTTCCATTCAATGCAGTATATTTAACTAATTCATCCCTACTTATTAATAATGCAGTAGCCATATCTTATTTTGGTAAAAATCCTTTATTTGGCATATCAATAGGTTTTGTATAAACCAATTGATTATTCTTTGGTAATATCTCACCTGCTTTTCTTGCTTGTGCAGGTGTTATTTCAGTAGATCCTTTTCTTCTTGGATCAGTAAATCTTTTATATGTTTCTCTTGTCCAGAAATGATGACAAGCACCACCTCCTTTATATAAGAATATGTCATAAGTATCTGCACCTTTTGGTCCAAATCCTTCGTTAACAGGCTTTTCACTCATGCGCATTATATCTTCTTTACGATATAACTTATTGGCAGCAGTCATTTTTTTACAAAATAATCTACTTTTTTCAGTTGTATCACCTGAATAACGATACCTTGACATAAATAATTTGCCATCTTGTTCTGATTTAATGTCTGGTCTTGCAATTCCTGTGCTTACAAACTCATAAATCTTTGACATTAATGATTTTTTAGGGTTGTTTAATGCCTCTAATTCTGCATCTAACTGATCTTCTGTATCAAGGTCAACTATTCTACTATCAATTAATTCCCATTCGTTTAAATCAATGTCTTCGCCAAATTCTTCAACATTTAATTCATCAATATGTGAAGACAAGGCAACACCTGTTTTCTCTTGCAATTGGTCCTTACTTACATTAGGATTTAAATCAATAAACTCTAATGGTTGTAATGTTTTAAAATAAAGATTTAGACTAATTTTATTATATGCCAATACCTTAAGAATTCCATCAATGAATGTATCTTGGAAATAACGAATAACCATATTATCAAATAAAGTAATTGCATTCTTTAATTCATCGGCATTAGAACTAAATCCATTTGCACTTGGAATACCAAATTGCAATCCACTTACAACACCATGACCTAAAAGTATCTTTGTTTTGGATTCCTCTGACAAATACTCATAATGTTTTGGTGCTTCATTCAAAGGAACAGAATCAACGGTAGTTTTTTTAGTTTCATCATTATTAAATGAAACAACTACTTTTTTACCTTTAGATCCGGTAAGAGTTTTTGTAACCTGTCTTGAAATTAATTCCCTTTTTTCTTCATCTGGGATTCCATTATTAAAGTTAACAATGCTTGTTGGACTAAATCCATTCTGAACATCGTTAATTAAATAATCTGCTATTTCTTCTTCCAATTTAGCATAAGGAATACAACCAACATAGTCAACATTAGAATAATATTTTTGACCTACCGTATAATTGCCAATATAAAGAATCTCTAATGTCTTATCACCGAATCCAAATGCAGGAATACGTTTAGGCACAAACTTCTTTATATCTTCCCAATTGTCTGAATAATAATAAGCCTCAATTTCACCTTTAGCATTACATTTTTCTGCTCTTAAAAGTTGTACAGGGATATGTTCAACTCTAACAATTTCAGTCTTTTGTTTGTTATATATTAATTGAAAAGCATATTGCCCTAATAACTTTAAATCAGCAATACCTTTCTTAACTATATCCTTTCTGAATAGCATAATCATTTGCGCATATTCATTCGGCTTCTTATTTGCATCCGTAGCATCTAAACCACGACCATAAATCAACTTAACAATGTTGTTTATTACGGCATTATTTGTAGTAGATCCATTGTACCTATCAATTAAGAATTGAAAAAAGTTGTTGTCCTCTCCAAATTCAACCCAATTATCTCGCTTTGATTCTACAATTTTAGGTTGTGAGTATGCCTCCAACTGAATAAAATGTGAATTTAAATGATCTTTCTTATTCATAGAATATTATTGAATCTGTATTGCTTGTGTATGTACCTGAATTAACAGAATAACTATCTGGTACTTGATTGGTACAAAAAACCTTCATGTTGCTTACTAAATGGTAATCCAATTTATTATTGATTACCCCATAGTATTTGATTTTAAAAGAATAAAAATGCCCTTCTTCTAAATCAAAAACCATTTTGAAAGTACTAAAAAAACTTTTTTTCTTGCAATTTATCTTGACAGATGTTTCAACATTTGTTGTTTCGTTCTTAATAAAAAGATAATTGGCATCATTTATTCTTGTTGGGATAAACGATACTTCTTGATTGCTTGCAGAAGATTTCAATACGATCATGATGTATAAACGTAAAAAAGTCTTTTTGTTTTCTTTTTAACGAAAAAAGGAGGCATCTGCCTCCTAATTTCAACCCAAACAAACAAAATTTATTAAACTCCAGATGTAACCGTTACGCCAGCAGCAGTTAAAGTAGTTGTTATAAAGTTTGCAGGTACTGGTTCTTCGCCTACAATTGTAATGGTATAGCCAGACATATCGCCCATTGCCGCACCTGTAACAATTGTACCTCCTGTAACATCAAGACCGTTTCTTAAACCACAATAGAAAAGG